GCATTTACGCAATCAATGATAGATGCTAGAGGTGCAGCATTAGATTATCAAGATACCGAAGAGTTTAGAAATACAGCTATACTAGGTGGGGTAACTGGCGTTTCAAAAGGTTTTGCAGACGCAAGTAAAGCTGCATTTGATTTTAAGAAAGGCATCGACGCAGAGAAAGAAGGACCTGGTGGCGCTGCTGCTGCCGAAGCAGAAATTAGAAAGTCAATTCTTCAAGAACAAGAAAGACAGATGAAACAAACAACTGGTATTTTCGATAAAACTATGGAAATACAAGAGAATTTAAGACAAGTAACCAGTGCAGTTATGTCTGAGTCTATTCAACAGATTGAAGATGTAGCGATAGCAGGATTGGAAAAATTCCAAAGTGCTTTACCTAGTAAAGAAGAAATAATTTCTGGTATAAACAAAGGTATAAACAGTTTATTTGATGTTGCTCAAATGGAAGACCATAGAAATAACACAAATGGTTTCCGCACAGATTTACTTAGTAAAACAGATGAACAAACTGAAACGATTAAAGCTACTGGTGCAAAAGTTGTAAATTCAAATGTTGAAGGAGCAGAAACAACAAAAGAAGCAACTGAAACAACAGCAAAACAAACCCAAGAAAAAGTTTTAACTGCTCAACAACAATTAGAAAAAGCACAAGCAGATATTGCAAAATTAACCAGTGAAGGATTCACTGCAATGGATCCTCCAATGCGAGCAGCACAGGAAGCAGCAGAAAGAGCTGCAAAAGGTGTAGAAGCATTAGCAAAAGCACAAGAATTTACAAACAAAAAACTTGCATCATATAAAGCTGATCCTTTGAATTTTAGAGGCGGATTTGCCGAAGGCGGTAATATTCCAAAAGGTGGATATGGACTAGTTGGAGAAGCTGGTCCTGAATTTGTTTCTGGTCCAGCAAATGTAATGAGTGCAAGAACAAGTATGGGTGTTATGCAAACATTAATGAAAAGCATTAGAGGCTTAGATATGAATGTTCAAGAAGTTCAATCTGCAATGCAAAATAGCATAAGTACTAATAATGAACCTAGCTTGGGTGCTATAGAAAGTAATAAAAAATTAGATACTATGATTAGTCTTTTAGGACAACTAATACAAGTTGAGAATATGGCTGTAGGGACACAAAGTAGACAGTTGAAGGCAACAAAAGGATTAACTGGTAATATGTTGAGAGGTGTATAAATGAGTTGGAAGAAATACTTTACTCCAGTTCCAACTGCGGACAATAGAAATGGTAGTTATTCGCCATTTAGCTTAAAAGGCAACAACGGCGTAGGCCCTGCTGCTGCAAACTATTCCTCACACCTTCCAGATGTATATGTTGGATCTCCTAATCGTATCGAACGTTACAATCAATACAACACAATGGACAGTGATAGCGAAGTGAATGCTGCACTAGATATTCTTGCTGAATTTTGCACACAAAAGAATAAACAAAACGATACACACTTTAATATTGATTTTAAAGGAAATCCTACCAATAGCGAAATACAGGTTATTGGACAGTATTTGCAGCAGTGGTGCAAATTAAACAAGTTTGAAACACGTATGTTTAGAACTATCCGTAATGCATTTAAGTATGGTGATCAATTTTTTATTAGAGATCCTGAAACACAAAAATTGTTTCATGTTGATCCTAGTCAAGTTACAAAGATTATTGTTAATGAAAGCGAAGGCAAAAAGCCTGAACAGTATGTTGTTAAAAATTTAAACTTTGCATTTGAAGCATTAGAAGCAACACCATTAAACACTAATAACAGTTATGGTCCAGGCGGCACTAACGGTTATCAGCAAGTCAAGCAACAAGGTATGACTGGTAATAACCATACACCAAGTGGTAACACCAGTAGATTTGCACAAGAACACGACGAAACTTATGTAGATGCTAATCACGTATTGCATTTGAGCATGAGTGAAGGACTTGATCAAAACTATCCATTTGGCAACAGCCTGTTGGAATCAATTTTCAAAGTATACAAGCAAAAAGAGCTGCTTGAAGATGCGATTATTATCTATCGTGTGCAAAGAGCACCAGAGCGCAGAGTATTCTACGTTGATGTGGGCAACATGCCTTCACACCTTGCTATGCAATTTGTGGAGCGTGTCAAAACGGAAATACACCAAAGACGAATCCCATCCAAGACAGGTGGTGGCACAAATGTCATAGACAGTTCATATAATCCACTGTCAATTAACGAAGACTACTTCTTTCCACAAACTGCTGAAGGACGTGGATCAAAAGTTGAAACTCTACCGGGCGGTACTAACCTAGGAGAGATTGATGACCTTAGATACTTTACTAATAAATTGGTACGTGGCTTACGTATCCCAAGTTCGTACTTACCAACTGGAGCAGATGACGGCGCTTCACAATATAATGACGGACGTGTGGGCACTGCCTATATTCAAGAACTACGCTTCAACAAATATTGCGAACGTTTGCAATCCATGGTTGAAGAAGAATTCAATAAAGAATTCAAACTATTCTTGCAAAGCAAAGGCGCAAACGTAGACTTTAGTATGTTTGACTTGAGGCTAACACCTCCGCAGAACTTTGCAGCATATAGACAAGCAGAACTTGATAACAATCGTATTAGTACATTTACAGGTATGGCAGCTATACCATATATTTCAAATCGATTTGCACTAAAACGTTTCTTAGGACTTAGCGATGAAGAGATTGCAGAGAATGAACGTCTATGGCAAGAAGAAAATGATGAGAATCTAGTTGATTTAGTAGATGACGATATGGCAGGAGAAATGCGTGGTGCAGGATTGAGCGGTGCTGACCTTGCAGGGGACTTAGGCGGTATTGAAACTGACTTGGGCGGAGACGCAGGCGGCATTGACGGCGGCACAGGTGAAGGTGTAGACACAAATACAGAAACAGACTTAGGCGGCGGCGCACTAGGCGGCGACGAAACAGCACAAACTATATAAATACTAACATGATACTAAGAGAACTATATTACTTTAACAAAGAAACAATGGAACCAGAAGAGGACAAAACATACGATCCTCAAGCAGATACCAGTGTGTTAAAAGTTGACGACGATCGTAAAAGTCGTTTGACTCTTAAAGATATCAATCGTGCCCGCAAAGCAAGTGACGCCCACAGAGATCAAAAAGCAAAAGATCTAAATTATATCAGACAAATGTATGGATTAGCAGCACAAGCAGCACTTGGCGGAGTTTAATGGCAAACAAAATAGCGTTTGTACTGGGCAACGGTACTAGTCGCAAAGACATTGATCATCATAATTTAAAAAGATATGGAACAGTGTACGGTTGTAATGCACTGTTTAGAGAGTTTGCTCCTGACCATTTAGTATGTGTAGATACTAAAATGGTTACAGAAATCAATGATGCACAATATCAACACAAGCATAACGTGTGGAGTAATAGAAACAAACTAACAGAACGCACACCTGGTATCAAAATCATTGATCCAAACAAAGGTTGGAGTAGTGGACCTACAGCATTAATGATTGCAAGTCAACACGGACATAAAGTAATCTATATAATGGGCTTTGATTATGTTGGTATTGGTGAACAACAAGAAAAAGTAAACAACATATATGCAGGCACAAAAAATTACAAAGGGGTTAATGATAGAGCAACCTATTATGGAAATTGGCAAAGACAAACTATGATGTGTATAAATCAGTTTCCAAAGACTAAATACTATCGAATATTAAAGTCTATGAATGATTATATTCCTGATCATCTCAAAGATTTAACCAATTTATCGCATATCACAGTGGATGATTTTGCGAAAAATTTCCAATAATCAGTAAAATGGGCTGTTTTGACCCCATTTTACACGTATATTTTCTAAAAAGTGTAAATATAATAGACAGCCTTGACAATAAAGGAGAATGACATGACTGATCGCAATAAGTTTGAAGAAATGCTTGAGCGTCTCGTCAATGAAGACAGAGAAGGTGCAGAAGCATTGTTCCACGAAATCGTGGTAGAAAAATCAAGAGATATTTACGAATCACTACTTGAAGATGAAGAAGTAGAAGAAACAACTGATGAAGAAGTTGATGAAGCTACAGATGAAGAAGTAGATGAATCAGAAGAAGACCTAGACGAAGCAACTGATGAAGAAGTAGATGAAGCATCAGACGAAGATCTAGATGAGTCAGACGAAGAAGTTGACGAAAACTTTTTTGATATGGCAGAAGGTGACCCAGTAGACGACATGATGGGTGACATTGAAGACCAAGACATGG